TCTTAATAGAAATACTGGCGAGATTAAACCCGCCAATATTATAACTCTTAGCTCAATAGGTGAAGACCAAAAGATTTCAAATATTTCAATCATATCTCTTCACCTTTTTTGTTAAAAGTTTTTTGAAGGTTAGGCACAAATAAAACTCCTTTGTCTTTTAAGAATTTTAACATATTCTTAAACCACTCGTCATTAGCTTTATGTTGTGTTTCAGTTAAGCCGTTATAATACTTTTTACTCCAACTCATCTGCCTATCTTCTTCTTCCTACCCATTGGAAGTTTTTGTAGTTTAGATAGATTAATTCCATTTTTAATCCACTCAACCATAACTTCTTTAAGTTTAGGATATTTGTTTTGAAAAGATTTAACAGCTTTTTTATATCCGCTACTCTCTATCTCTTCATTAATAACTTCGTTAGGAAGTATATTATCTCTTACACTTCCAACAAATTTAAAGGTTTTCATAGATTAATACCTATGTTGTTTTAAAGTTATATGACAATGAACATCACAATTAGCATCGTGGCTATCTGCAATCTGTTCAACCATATCTATAAACGCTTTGCTATTCATTCCATCAGTAGAGACAAAATTAGCTTTTTCAACTAAAGGTGCATTTTTAGACGCTTTAGCTGTTGCTCTATTTGATAGACCTTTAACATCTATCTTATAACTATCAATATAAATTGACATAGTTTACACTCCTTTTTTAGTTTGTTTAAAGAAATAGAGCCAAGCTATCAACTCAGCTCTATTTCCCGTTTATTTAAAATGGCAACAAACCCCATAGCTTTTGTGCATAGATAAAAGTATAGGTTGCAACCACTTTTCCTTTATATACTAACCAAGACATATTTACTCCTTATGTTGTATTAGTTTTTTTTTGGTTTGTTGTTGTAAAGCGGTATCGTGTAGCCGTTCATTATTCTGATACTTATTACACGCTTTCGTTTTATAGCACTACCGCTTTTTATGGAGTAGGCGAGTTTCCCCGCCTAGCTCCGATAAGCTCAGCTCAGCTTATTTTTTGAAGACTTTTCTTTTGTAGTCTTGCCACTTCCTTTCGCCGTCTAGTCTGACACGCTCAGCTTTTAAAATACTCAGCTTGTCCTTCTCATTAACGCCTTCAGGACATTGGCAAGGCATACCTGAATTATCAAACCACCGACAATCTTCCGTAAGTGTAAAAGTTGAAACACCAATTTTAAAAGTTTTTAAATAACCTTTGTAGTTAGTGCCGTCCTTTTCAACTAGAGAACTTTTGCCGTTTAGTCCGCCATATATCCTAGCAATATAAACAAAGTCTTCCGAGTTTATATTAGGATAATACTTGTTTGTCTCAGGTATTATATTTAACTCGTATTTGTTTTTCAACTCCTATTAGTTAAATTGTTTGTTTGTTTGACTTACTTTTATATAAGTCTCAAAGCGGTCAATTTCTTAACCGCTTCGGGTCTTATATTTGTTTATTTTTTCTTTTTGTAGTGAACGCCTTTTATATCATCTTCAACTAATTTAATTAGACGCTCAAGAGCTTTTGCAATTCGTTCAAGTGTTTTATTGTCCATTGACCGCCAACCTTTCAGCAAAACGCTCATTTCTAAACGCTTGAGCCTTGTCCTCTTCCTCTTTTTTCCATTTGTCAAAATAACGCTCTTTTAACTTGCTTTCAACGTCTTCTAGCTCCATAACTTTTTTACTTTTGTTATATGTTGCCGATTTCATTAACTCATTATCAACATAAAAATTAAAAGTCCTTTTGTTTCCGTTGTCTTGAACTTCTAACTCATTTGTTAAAAATGGATAACTATTTGACGCCGATGTACCTATTTTAACAGAGTTTTTAGCGTGGTCTCTAATACCCTGAGACTTAGCCATACTTGATTTATAACTATTGTTATAAGTATCAACCCATATTGGATAACTTCGCATAGTTTACGCTCCTTTTTTTGTTTGTTTGTTTTTTCTAACATAATTGCTAGATACAATCAAAAGTTTAATTGTTTCAGGTATAAAACCCAACGCCGTCAAGCGTTCCTTTTCAGGTCATCAGTCTAGCTTTGAGCTCAGGCGATACTAGACCGCCTAAGCCCGTAATTTTTAAAATTTATGCTTTCATTAAGTCTTTTAAAACTATTTCCGCTTGAGTTTTTTGAAATACATATTCAACTATAGGTTTACTATAATTAGTATGTTTCATAACTCTAAAAGCTGACATTTTAGCTTTTAAATCAGGAATAAAAAAGACACCTTTTGTAATACTATAATTAGTATCGCCGTCCTTTTCATAAAATATATTCTCTTGATTACTCATATTTTTTACGCTCCTTTATTACTATTTTAGCGTCTTCAAGTCTTTTATTATCTTCTTCAGTATTTAAAAAACTTGATATTGGAAGACTTAACGCTTTAATCATAGCCTTTAAGCTCCAAGTAGGTTGTTTTCTTAATGTTTCAATATTCATAAGATTTGACCCTTTTGTTAATGTTAATAAATTCTAGTTAATACTAGATACAAACAAACTTATTTAATCGGTGGACTGAGTACCACTCTAAACCTGCTCCCTAGACCCTATCGCCTAGCTGTTGAGGTGTCCCACTCTTTAACTGTAGCTTCTATGAGGCGGAAGCCGTGAGAAGCAATTTAAACTACTTAAATCTAGTTAAGAATTCACTTGATAAAATCAAGTAACTATTAATTTATTCATAAAAATTACTGAACATATAATCCTTATAAACTAATAAAATAGCTATTCAACAAAATAATGATAAGTGCGACACTCTGACGCAGTTTGTGGCATTGTTGCCTTATTTGATTAAAGTTCCCTTATTAGTGATATAGGCTTTAACTCTAGCTATTATATAACTTACTTACTTATAACTAATTAATAAAAGGAATGAAGAGAATGAAAAGAATTAAAGAGAAGATATTATATGTTTTATTTTGGATTATATTAATTGCATTTACTTTGATTGCTTCCGCATTAATAAAATAAATGTTGTCTTGTTTGTCTTGCTTGATGTGTTGCTATGGATATTAAAGAGAATGAGAAGACAAAAACAAAAGAGAATAGATAAGAGAAAACAAAAAGTATAACACCAAACGAAAAAAACAGACTAGCTCTAACAAACGAAAAAATAAAATAGAAGCCAAAGGCTACCCATAACCGCTTTATATATCCTCTGCGGTGTGCCTATTACTACGCTTGAGCCTTATATAGGAAGCGACCCGCCATATTGAAGCGGGGTTATCCCCAATTTTTAAAATTTTTATGCCCCCTTTGGGGGAGCGTGGCTCTCGCCGTAAGCGTGATACCTACTCAAATTTTTCTACTGAATATTAGCTTCTAGGCTTTTCATTATCTGAGACAAGTCTATAGCTCTTTCATCAGTCTGTTGAGCCCACTTTGAGTCCAACATTTCTATACTAGCGTCTTGGTATCTACCATCTTTAATTAATTTTAAGGTATTTGTAAACTTAGAGACACCATTATATCCCATTTGGTATATCATTTCTGTTACTATACCTACTGCTGTAGGGTGGACATTACTGTCTCCTAACAGTTTTAAAGCTCCATCGTGAGCGTTCTTAAAGTCTTTCTCAAAGACACCTTCCCAATACTCCTTAGTGTAACCACCTTCAGGTTCTACTTCTCCTGCTTGAATAACGTGACCAAAACCTGCTGTAGAGAAGTTTTCTTTTACTACTTTTCCATCTGTTGTCTTATATTCAAGATTATAAGGTAATTCTCTATAACCTTCGTGTTTTTTAATTCTCTTTTTTAAATATTCTATTTCAGTATTATCCATTTGTTTCGTATGTCCTATCGTTATCCCTAGAAGTATCGCAGTTACAAGACCCACAACAATTATCTTGATGAGTCTCTTTGTCGCAGTGGCACTCGTGTCCACAATTTTCACATTTCTCCATAATTCTATCTGCATAAGAAGAGTGAGTAAGTAAACAGCTATAGTAATAGCTTTAACCTTTGTCTTCCCTAATACGGGTACTTAAATGAACCTATCCCGTTTAGGTTGTATACCTACTGTGTGCTCCATAAACCTTTCTAAGTCTTTATTGATTAGTTCGTCTTTATGTTGTTGATAAGATAAAGTTTGGTCTCTGTCCATTCTTTCAACCCAATAATTAGCCGCAATAGCTAATGCGTCAATTTGGTCATCGTGTCTTAACGCACCTTTATCTCTAGTTATTCTAGTCATTTGCCTAAACAGTTGATGATTAGGTTCTAACTTGAAGTCTTCTTTTATTGTATTCTCATCTACCACTAGCCTATGAGTATTCATAATAGGCTCTAAGGTATCTATAATTCTTTTCTCTTTTTGTATATTATGCCTTACCTCTTCAATTTGGCAAGGGTGTATTCTAGCCATAACAGGCTTTAATAACGCTGTAGCCATACCATCACCAAAGTTAGATTCAATAACCACGTTATTTACTTTGTTACGTTTAGCTATAGCTGAAAGCTCTTCTAAGGTAGCATCTGAGTAACCACCATCTAAA